GGGCAGGCGGATCGTAGTACTGGCAGCCTTGGGCTTCGTAGCGGTTGCGCTTGTCATGGTCAGAGTCCTTTCTGTGACACAGGGAGACGCCCACGGCGGTGCCGAGGAAAAACGTCAGTACGTTGAAAAGCATCCCGAGAGCGATGCAGGTGAACTCAGAGACGGTCATGCGGCACCGCCTTTCTGTGGGCCGTAGTGCAGCGTGAACAGGTGCGCCGCGTCGGCCTCGGCCTGGTCGCGGTCGTGGCTCAACTGGGCGTTCTTCCGCACTACCAGGCGGATGGTGTCGGCGGCCCACTCCAGCAGCTTGCGGCTGTGGTCGTCGATGTGGTCCGACCAGGCGTGCATGGCCAGCATGTCGGCGAGCACCAGCGGTGCTGGGGCCGGGTACGGGTTCTCAGCCTTCATCGACCACCTCAATCCCACGGGGCTTGCCCTGCGCCATGCGGATGTAGCCCTTACGCTCCAGGGCCTCGAGGTGAACCGTCACGCCGTGCGGCGACTTGATGGACATCGCCGCCGCGATCTCGCGCACGGTCGGCGAGTAGTACGCCATGTTTGCCTTGATCCACTCCAGCACCTCGCGTTGGCGAGCGGTGAGGGGAAGGGGCTCGGTCGGTGTCTCGGTGGTCATGTGCCCTCCTTGGCGGCTGCTAGTTTTCTACGGGTACGCTCAAACGCTTCGGCTACGTCGCCGGTGAAGACCTTGGGTGGTGCCGGGCCGTCGCCGAAGTCACGGCCGGATGCCGACGCCTTGGCGGTGTCGAACGTCCCGCCAAGCACCTTGTCCACGAAGCCGTCCGCGAACAGCTGGATCATCGTGGGCGGCGTCTTGAAGAACCGGCACGACGGCAGGCGGGCAATGGCGGCCAACGCTTCGCAGCACCAGGCCGAATCTGCCAGCAGGTCGTCGGCACCCTTGGGCGGCCGGTCCAGCTTCCACGGCTTAAGGCCCGAGCCGGCTGCGGCCCATGCCTGCAGGATTTCCTGCCAAGCCTCGCGTGGAGAGGAGAACTTCTTATCTCCTAGTTCTCCTAGTTCTGGGGCGCTTGAGCGCCCAGGGTCCGACGCTTCAGCGCCCCCACCCTGGGCGCTTGATCGCCGCACCTTGTCCTTGGCATGCCTGACGGCAGCCTGGACCCGGGCTTTCGCGGCCGAGCTGAACCGACGCTCCCATCCGGGGATCGCCACAGTTCCGCTTGCCTCGTCCACCTGGAGCCAGCCGACACGCTGGACGCCCGCCCAGAACGTGTCACTGCCACCAAACAGCTTGCCGAGCCGGCGGACCGTCATCCGGGCCGTACCGTCTTCGGAGTTCATTGCAGACCACAGCCACAGCTGCACCAGCCGGCCAATCACTGCGTCGGCCGGGTCGCCGGTCTCGTCCACGAGCTCGAGCACCTCGGGCTTCGTGGCGAGATTGCAGTCGATTGGGCACCACTCACCGGCCATCCTGGCCTCCTTTACTTCACCGACACCGAGTTGGCTTCTGCCGCCAAGCAATCACCGTGGCAACGCCGCGGATAGCAGTGGCAAACAAGGACCTTGCCGCTCAGCTCGCCTGATTCGATCCTGTCCGTGATGGACGGCTTATGCGGCATGTAGTGCCGCTCGTAGGCGTCGCACACTTCGTCGCGGTCGCCGTCCTCGTCGAGCACAAACGGGTTGCCGTACCGCGTGCTGCGGTCGATGCGAACAGCAAGCCGCTCGCGCTCAGCCCAGGCGATCAGGTTTTTGTCGGCCGAGGCGTTGGCCACAACAGTCAGGCCAGACTGAACTTCGGCCTGGCGGCTGCGCTCGTCTTCTCGCCAATCGTCTGTCGGCTTCTTCGCCACCTCACGCTTGGCATCTTGCAGCGTGATCTTGCCGGCCTTCAGCCGCTCAAAGACTTCCGGGGCTTCTTGCTTAACTTTCTTCGCGTCGGAGACGTAGCGGTCGTTTACACCGACACTCACGGCAGCGGCCTTGCGAGCGTCGCCGTCACCCTTCTTCACTTCCGGAACTTTTTCCGGAAGTGTCTTTGGTTTTCCCGGAGCCGTTCCGCCGTGATGCTTCTGCCTGCGCTTAGCATCCGCCGCAAAGAACGGCTCAAGCTCAGCGGCCACCGCGGCCAGCGCGCCCTTGTTCATGTGCCGCCGGCGGTCGTTCATCGCCACGGCAAAAGCGGTCGGCTCGTCGCCGGTGTAATCCTTCGTCTTCGGCTCAATGCCTGCGATCTTGCAGGCCGCCCAGCGGTTACGGCCGTCGAGGATCTTGCCCTCGTACAACCACACCGGCACCAGCTGGCCGTTCTTGCGGATGTCGTCGGCCAACTCGTGCAGTTTGTCCTCGGCCATCATTGGCCAAACGTCGGCAATCGGGTGGTGTTTCATCGTCGGTGAATCCTTTCGTGACAAGCTCGGCATACGAGCAGGTAGTCGGAGTCCGGGTACTCCCACGGCTCCAGGTCGGCGTCGTACCTCAGGTGGTGAACAACAGATGCTGACCCGTCGATTCCGCACGCTTGGCATCTACGTCCGCGCGAGTTGAATAAGGCCAGCCGTCTGGCTTGCCATCGACGATCAGCGAGCTTGAGTCGATAAGTGGCGCTGTCGTTTTTTTTAGACGGTGGATGTGCACCACAAGCCATGCCGTGCGATGCGTGCTCGCCGTCCCAATCAAAAGCCACTTGTCAAAGTCGATGTTCGTGATTTGGAGGTTGTCCCAAAGGCCGCCGTGCTTCGATGGGTTCTTTCGCAGGTACTCGTAAACCTCGTGTGCTGCCACCTGCTGGCGATGCGTCTTTCCTTGCAGGCTTTGCCACTGCAAGAAAGGCTTTTGCGGCGTCTCGCACTGAGTCGTCATCCAGTCAGGCGACTCGTCAAACTCCCGTATTTCCATCCCATATCCGATGTTCGCCTGCTGCGGCTTTACTACGGCAATGCTGCGTCGCTCGCGATTGAAAACGTCTACCGGATCTTCTTCGCCCGTCTGCCTGACACACGCCTCTAGGATCGCTCGCTTCTCGCTCGACCCATCGACCTTTCCGATGATGTCCGCCTCGAGCATCTTCCAGCTTTCAAACCGCGTGTCTTTTGCGGTCGCCTGCACAAGCAAAGAGCAACGATCCCAAACGCTGAGCCGATCCATTCCGTTCGCGTAGTCGCAAAAAACGCGAGTGAGTCCGATGGTGTCATCAAGAACAATGGCGCACTGGACAACCCTGTCGTCCTTAGTCCGGTTCGGCGCTCCCACGCCGATGACTACGCCCGTGATGTCGGTGCCAAGGCTCATGTCCTCGCCCTCCACACCCGCTCCGGTCGCCCACTCGCTGACGGCCTGGTCGTGCCCGTCGTCTCCACTAGCCCGGCCCGCGCGAGCCCGTGCATCCGCCGTGCGACCTGCTGCTCAGTCAGCCCACAGCGGCTGGCGATCTCGTCTTTGGTCCCCGGCCCCTGGTCCAGCGCCTCAAGGATCCGCCGCTCGTGGTCGCCCTTGAACTCGCGGGCCATGGTGCCGGCGATCTTCGACGTGACCGGATCGGTACGCCGGAAGAGCGGCAGGTCGCACTGGCTGTCGATGAAGGTGGCCATGGGTTCCGTCCCTGTGTATTGGCCCGTATCGCCGGGCTCGCGCCGGTGGTTACTCGCCACGCCCGGTAGGCGACCCATGCGGCTGCGAAGCCGCTTCGGCCAGGGCTGGCCGCTCGCGTGTCTCGGGTTGTGCGGCCCGCTCGAGCTCCAGGGCCTGCTCAATCAGCCGCTCTCCAATCGCTCGCAGCCGCGGGGCCACGGCCGCCAGGGCCTGCTCCCGGGTCGGCTGCCAGTAGTCGGACATCTCCTCGCGGGTGGTCTCCCAACCGGAGTCATCCATGCGGCGGCGCTGTACCGACAGGTACTGGCCGCAGGGCGACAGCGTCATCTCGGAGTGAAAGTGCGGAACCGGCGAATGCGGGTGCCACATGCTCAGGCCTTGGAAGCCGAAGAACGCTCGGTACATGGTCTGCTGGTCGCTCATGGCTACCTCCCGTATCCGTGGCCATTGACCGACACCGCCTCGGCCGGCTCGCGCTCGGCCTCGAGGAACTCCACCCGAGCGTGGATCCGGTCGCACAGCTCGTCGGCCTGGAACGACGTAAAGGTGCCGTCCTTGACCCTGACGTCGATCTTGCGACGCATGGCGTCCAGCTTGCCGATGTCGGACTCGGCTTCGATGGCGGCCTTGGCCACCTCAAACGGGTCCGCTCGCTCTTCGGCCGGCTGCGGCGGCGGTGTATCAAACTTGGGGCGCACCACGACCGGCGCGGCCGCGGCCGACGTCGTCGGGTAGTCCTGTGCTTCCTCGGCCGTGACCAGGCCCTTGAGCACGTCGGGGAAGGCGTCACGCAGGGCGAAGCCACGGGCACGCAGCTGCAGCATGCGGCGCGGGTACTGCGTCCACGGGCCGGTCTTGCCCCACAGGCTGGCTTTCTTTGCGTCGGCCACGCTGAACCGCACCACGGTGGGCTTTTCGTAGCCACGCCGTTTGGCCGTGCAGGTGGCCACCATGCTGTCGCCCTCCCCGTCGATGGTCTCCGTGACCGACTCGCACACCGGGCTGGCCATGGCGACGGCCAGGGCAGCGTCACCCCAAATCGCAGGCCGCCCGTTGATGCAGGCGATGTTTTGCAGCGACTGCATCGGGCTCAGCCCGATCTCGCTGCCGTGCTGAATGGCCAAGAGGCAAGACTCAGGCTTGCCCCGGAAGTCCTTGGGGGCGAACTCGCTGGCGGCGACCATCTTGGAAAACCGGAAAGCATCGTCAAACGAGGCGAGGGCCAGCCCCCTCGCGGGCGTCGTGGTTGTGGAGAGCTCTGTGCTCATGGGTCGTGTCCTTTCGGTAAGTCGAAACCAATCCGGCTTTCGCGTCCTGCTAGGCCGGCCAATCGCATCCGTGCCGCTGATGCTCCGCATCACTCCTTCCGGCGTCTGGTTCCACCTAACGTCGGTCCTAGAAACTCCATGCCTTGCCTTGCCTCGCCACGCCCTGCCCTGCCCTGCCCTGCCGCGCCGTGCCCCGCCTTGCCGCGCCGCGCAGTGCCGTGCCCTGCCGCGCCGTGCCCAGCCCTGCCCGGCCTCGCCGCGCCGTGCCTGGCCAAGCCGGGTGACTACAAATCGATCTTGAACTGCTCCACCTCGTACCTGCCGAAGAACGGCCGAAACGTCCCGACGCCCAGCATTCCGCCCATCGTCAACGCCTGCCGCAGGTTCTCCAGCGAGCAGTACTTGTTCTCGATGTACTGCAGCGTGAACTGCAGATTCCACGGGCAGGCCACCACAGGCCGGTGCTTTGGATTGGGCACACCCTTGGCCAGCCGCGCGACAGTGCGGTGCTCGTACACCTGCTCGTTGAATCCCTTGAACACGATCGGGCCGTCGTCGTCGCAGATGGGTATCTCAAACGGCGTGATCGTCACGTAGCTCGCCATGCCCAGGCCGATCGTCTTGCCGTTCTTGCCGAAGAACTGGCGGCAAACGCTCTTCGTGTTCTCCGCGCACAGCATCGAAAAGAGGTTGACGGCGGGAAGAGTCAAACGCCGTTCCGAGTCGAGGTACATCTTCTCGGCGACCGGCAGCTGCGTGTTGTTGTCCCCCGCGTAGCGGTCGAACATCAAAGGACGAGCTCCGGTGAGTTTGCACGCAATCGAAATCGCCGCCGCTGTTGCTGTAGCCATAGCTTTCTGCTGCTGTTGCAGCCTCCTTTGCTGTCACACTGAACCACTCGCCACGAACGTGCCGAGATGCAAAATGCACGTGCAGGGTTTGCTCAAGCCAATGAGCGTCGCCGCATGGAATCCGAGCGAACACGTGCAACTCGCTGGGATTGCCTGTCTGTAGTTCTCCTTTTCGTTGGGATGGCGACCACGACCGGCCGATCTTGGTTGGACCGTGTTCGCTTGCTGCGATCAGGTAAACGAAATCCATGCTGTGCCTTGCCTTGCCGCGCCCCGCCGTGCCGTGCCCCGCCTCGCCCCGCCCGGCCGCGCCGGGCCATGCCACGCCGCGCCCGGCCAGGCCTGGCCATGCCGTGCCCAGCCTTGCCTCGCCACGCCGGGCCGAGCCTAGCCCCGCCATGCCCGGCCGAGCCGTGCCAATGTCTGTCAGTTGTCTCCTGTGTTCAGTTCGTGATCCGCTCCAGCTCCTCGAGGTACAGCAGCAGCCGGCCCTCGGCGGTGTCGATGAGGTAGCCGTCCCGATCCGGCCCGACGACGGTGCCGGGCTGGTAGCCCCCGCCAAAGGCTCGCGGGCAGCGGACCCGGTCGCCAGGGCGCGGCACCCAGCGCGAGCCATAGGTCTCGGCCATGCCAGCGATGGCACCGGCGTACTCGGCATGGTGGGGATCGGTAGTCATCGTGAGGGTCTCCTGCGTGGTTGGGTTGCGTACTGTACGCCTGGCCATCAAAGAGTCAAGCGGCCAAAATCAGCCTTCGAACGGTGAGTTGGGGAGTCGAATCCCTGTACAGCCACGACTAGCGGTAACGTCAGTTAGGCTAGCGGGTAGCGTCACTTCGGTCAACCAGCCAGCCCAGCGGACACGATCCGCAGGACGATGATGAGCAGCTCGAGCCAGATGTCAGCGTTCATGGGGTGGCCCTCCTTGGCCAAGCGATTCTCGAAACAACGGGAACTAGCGTCGTTTTTTAGCGGCCTTCTTCTTGGCCTTGCGCCGAGACAGCGGCTGTTTGTCAGCGTGAAACATGCCCAGCCACCAAAACGCCATGTAGTAGTCACTGGCCACGCTGTATTCGCTGCATGTCTCAAGATCGCCGCGAATGTCCTCGTCAGTCAAAAGCCAGTGCCACGCTGACGCTACTGCCGTTGCCGCGAGGTAGCCAGGTCGGCCGCAGCGGTTGATGATGTCCTGCATGGTGTCTGCGACAGTCATGCCTTCAATCTCCATCTCATCTGCTGCGCCGTGCCACCTGTCCGCGAATGGCTTAAGCGTTGTGCACGCATCGAGAAACACGGCCCTTTGCCAGCTGACTCCCTTTTTCTTTTTTGTGCCCATTTGAAAAGGTCCTTTCGGCCGCGAGTTTAACTGCCCGCCGGCCCTGGTGCCGGCGGGCGTGGTTGGCCGTCAGTTGCGGTCCACGACAATCAGCGTGGACTCGATGGCCTTAATCTGCCCCATCACTTCAGCCTGCTCGTAGCGGCAGTCGCCACGCATGGCGAGCAACACGGCGAGCTGGTCACGCAGCTTCTTCATCTCGGCCTTGCTGAACTTGAAGGTCTTCATCGTTTTGTCTCCCGGATGGGTTTGCGTCAGGTCTCATGTGCCCGACTGACGTACTCTAGGGTATCGTCAGTTAGGCGTCAAGCCCTTGAATCGGATTTTCTCGAGGAGCGGTTTTCCGCCGGGAAAACGCTACTTCCGGCGGCGGGCGGCCTTTTTGACCGGCTTCCGCTTGGCGGCCGGCCGCTTGGCCAGGTGCCGCTTGCCCTTGGCCCTGGTCGTCAGGCCCGCCTTGGCCTCGGTGGCGGCGGCCTCGGGGATGAGCCAGACCCGCTGGCCGATCCGCTTGGCCCCACGGAGCTTGCCAGCGCCGAGGAGTGTCCGCACCCACGCCTCCGAGCAGCCCATGTGCTCGACGGCCTCAGCGACCGTGAGGTACTTGCCCGGTTCAATCTCTGCCATTGCGACCATGCCCAAATACTAGGTTGCCGATACTTCGGCGTCAAACCACCAAACCTTGCCCCGGCTGGCCAATCCCCCGTAGGATCGACCGCCGGGGCCAAAGTACGACTGGAGGCGGCGGGAGTCGCAGACCTGTACAGGTGTGTACAATGGTTGGCCCTGCGGACGAAAGGGCTAACCATGACGATGACTTTTGCGGAACTGATTGAGCGATACGCCACCCTGCGGAACCTCGACGCCAAGACGGTGTCGCTCTACCGGGGCCTCGAGGACAGGCTGACCAAGTTTCTAGGGCACGAGCCAACCGTGGCCGACCTCGACGACCTGGTCATCTCGAGGTACTTGCGGTGGCGTGCTGACACGCCTGGCTGGATGGGCCGCAAGCCGTCGCCGGCCAGCGTCCAGAAGGACAAGGTGATGATTCAGGCGGCGTGGAACCTTGCCGCTAGGAAACGGTGGGCGGCCGACTTCCCCGAGTTGCCACGGATCAAGGTGCCCAAGCGTCTGCCTACGGGCCGGGCCTACACCACTGAGGATGTGGCCAAGCTCGTCCTGCGGGCCAGGAGGAGGCAGGGTAAGACCGGAAGCCAGCCTTCGGCCTGGTGGTGGTCCACGCTCATCTACGCGGCCTACTGCACCGGCGAACGGTACTCGGCCCTGACCAGCCTCCGCTGGGGCCAGGTCGACCTCGGCCGGCGGAAGGTCATCTTCCTCGGGGAGACCCGTAAAGGCCGCACACGGGACATTGAGCGGGACATCACGCCAGACCTGGCCGCCATGCTCGCGGCCCGGCAGGGGCCGCCAGAGGCCCTGGTGTGGCCCTGGGACCGCAAGAGCCGCGCCCAGTGGAACAGCCTCAAGCTCTTGTGCCGCCTCGCAGGCGTCAAATACAGGGGCTTCCACGGGTTCCGCAGGACGGCGGCGTCATACGCAGCCCTTGCCGGCGGGACGGCCGCCGCCACGCAGCTGCTCGACCACGCGGACCCCAACATGCAGCAGGTCTACGTGGACCCCACGATCTGCCCGCAGGCACGAGCCACGCTCCCGCCGCTCGACCTGGGCGGGCCGGCGAAGTGAGCCGGCAGGGGGCGACCGGGTGGAAAGGACGAAACACCCGGCCGCCGCACCCCGCCCGGCTCAATCTCGACCCTGCCAGTACGTGACCCGCTCTTCGGCCCGTGCCAGCTCGCACAGGAGCCTGGCCCGCTCGGCCAACAGCCGCATGACATCGGCGGCCAGCGTCCCCGACGTGCCGGTCCACGCCCCCTGGAACTTCCGTGCCCGGTGTTCCATGCGGGCCAAGTCGTCCTCGGTGAGTGCCGGCCGCAGGCTATCCACCCTGTTCCTCCTTGTAGAGCAGCAGGGCCAGCAAGGCGTAGGACGCCAAGTCCAGCAGCGTGTCCTCCACGCCCTCGTACTCGAGCGACCCGGTGCGGTTGTACGTGGCCAACCTCGTCACCTTGTCAGAGAGCCGCACCATAGCCCCCTTCCACGATTCAATGCCGACGAACTCGGCCCCGTTGCGGATGTTGGCGAGCGGGTCAGTCGAGCTGCCGTAGTCGGCGCTCTTGCGGGCGTGCATGGCCTTCAGGCTGTCGCACAGGTCGTAGAACTTCTGGCTCGTCGGGTGGGTGCCGTCACGCATTACGGAGTCGCCACGCCACGCTTGGGCGAGCACTTCAGCGGCACACCTCTGGGCCGGCTCGCAGCCCGCTAGCGGCGGCGCACGGTAGCCGACCAACTTGTCGTCGCTCGGGTCCGTGTTGTCGAGCCGGTCCTTGACGGCCGCCCGTAGTGCATCGTTTGCTCTCTCCAAAGTCGCTGCTGTCATGTCGTCGCCTTTCTGGTTACGCGGTCCTTACGGTGCCGTCCTGCATCACCCGGTAGTTGTGAACGTCAAACGCACCGCCCTTATGTATGGCGACCATGGCAAATCCCCAGTTCCACTTGTTGATGCGGGCGTACTCGGGCCGCAGGTCGCACAAGCAGCCCGTGCTCCAGCACCCGGTCTCCTTGTGCCACATGTCGGACTCGGCGTGGTTGCTCGTGCGGTGCGAGTGGCCGACCAGCCCGGTGGACCCGGTTTTCATAAACACGCCACGGGCCACGTTGACCGGCGCGGCCATGCCGCTTGGCAGCTCGTGCCCGTGAAGCACCGGGAGCTTGCCTAGCATCACCGGCCGCTTGTCCTCAACCAGCACGATGTCGTGCTTTGAGAACTCCAACCAGGCCGACAGGCTCATACGCGGGTCGTCGGAAATCTCGGCCGCGTGCTGCCACAGCCAATGCTGCCACCGCTCTTCGTGGTTGCCGCTCTTGTAGACGATGGGGATGGCGGGGAACTCCTGCCGCACGTAGGCCAGGAAGTCCCGCACGGCCTCGAGCTCCCCCTTGAAGTCCCGCTGCGTGGGGTCTTTGGTGTAGCGGGAGATGGCGTAGAAGTCGGCGATGTCGCCATTCAGCAGCAGGCCGGTGAGCTCTTGGTCCTTGAGAAAGCCGATAGCCGCGGCCACGGCGATCTCGGAGTGATACGGCACATGAACGTCCGACATGATGCCGACGTTGCCTAGGACGTTCAGCCGGTGTGGCGTCCACGAGTCGGCCACGCTTTTGGGCATGGCCATGATCTCGCCAGCACTGCGCTTTGCACGAACGGACGCAGGTTTCATCTCTTTCAGATTCTTCTTGCCGTGCACGCCGAACTGCCGCTGGATGCGTTGCCGGGCCTGGTCAATCGTGATGGCCCCGTTGCACTCCTTCACCAGCCGCTTGGCGAGCGTCCGAGAAGGCGCGTCGGGGTGTGACCGTGCCAACTTCCTAGCCATGTCCGTAATGGGGTCACTTGCCATCGGCCACCTCCCTGTATCCAAGGTTCCAGAGCGTCCGCCGGATGACGCGGGCCGCTTCCGTGACGGCCTCCTCGCTGATGCTGGGGCCGAGGCTGGCGTGGAGCAGCTCATGCACGATGGTCTCCATGCGAGGGCCAGCCCTTAGCCGCTCGTCAATCAGGATCCGGGGCCGGGCTGAGTTGTCGAAGTAGGTCCACCCAGCAGCGTCACCCTTGAGCCGGGTGAACCGCAACAGCCACCGCTTGCCGTCGATCGTGACGTGATGGTCTTCGGCCACGGGCGTCGTCCTTTCGCCCGTCAGTGTCGCGACGGTGTCAACCGATGCCGAACTTGCGGCCCAACTGGTTCAGCCGTTCTTGCCGCTTCTTGCACCCGCAGTCCTTCACGCCCACTACGGCGGCGACCGCCTGGGCTCGTTCCTTGGTGATGCCAACCGCTGACAGCCAGGCCGCCACCATGTCGCCCAGGCCAGGCTTGGCCCGTGGGTACGCCGGATGCGTCTCGTCCACCGTGATCTGGTCGCCGTCCTGCGAGGCGATGCAAGGCCGCACCTGCTCGAGCGTGTAGCCACGCTGGCGGCAGCGAGCTTCGAGGTGGTTCAGGCGGCAGCGGATCATGGGAGAGGGTTGTCTTCGCACAGGGGCAGGCACGCTTCGCCCCCCGTCAGCTGATCTGGCACGTTTGTGTTGAATGCGCCAAAGATCGGCCCGATGTCGCCCCAGACTTCACACTGCAAATCTTCAAAGTTGGCGTTTTCGCAGCAGGCGATAACGGAAAACTCGCACGTTTCGGGGTCGTTTTCGTCGCCGGCGCTGAACCCTTCTGGCACGCTGTTTCTTAGCGAGACGCCAGTGAACCCGCGAGCGATAAGTCGATCTCGCAGCCACTCCATGTACGCTAGCGCGTCCGCGCAAATCTGATCCGGGTCTGCGTCCAACCCAATGTCTTTGTAACTAAAAAAAGCAGCCGTCTCATTGCACGCCTCGCAGCAACACGCCTGCTCCGTGCCGACCTTGCCGTCACGCAGGACGATCTTGCCGTCTTGGATCGTGATGAGCGTCATTCCGCTGCCGTGGCGCAGGTGGTCGTGCTAAACCACTTGATGCAGCCGCTCGTGTCGTGGCCAAGCACCTGCTCGGTGGTTCGCGAATAGCCGGGGAACACCCGGAAGTCGACGCCGCCGACCGCGGACACGCACGTGCCGCAGTCGCTCTGCGAGTCAATGGCGATCCAACCAAAACCGTTGTGCCCGAGCGCCACCCAGCGGTTCGTACAGTTCGTGTCGCTGCCGAACTGCACGTAGTGGTTGTAGGCGACCACGGTGACCGCGGAAGCCACGCCGCCAGGAGGGCCGTTGTAAACCGTCACGACGGCGGTGCTGCCGCTGGCCCAGCTCGAGCCGCTATGCTGGCCGATCAGAAGCCGCACGCCGGGGGCCGCACCCTCTGCCACAGGGGACTGGAGCCGGATGGCGTGAGGGTGCTTCTCAGTGGAACGCACCACCCGCCCGATCCGCTTGGCGTCGCCGTCAGAAAAGCCATACGTGGCCATGCGTCACTCCGCGAGGATGATGTACCGCAGATTGGCCGGCGTGCCGTAGCTCCGTGCCCCCACGCTCACGTTGCCGATCAGCGGCAGCATGGCAGGCTGGCCGCGACGCAGCTGCACGAACTCGTGCAGGTTGGTCCCGTCGTACTTGCCCAAGGCGATGTAGGCGGTGCCCGAGGTGGCAGTCGAAAGATTCCTGAACGAAGCGTAGCCGGCCGTGGTCACGTCGCCCAGGGCAATGGTCTGCACGGCGTTACTACCGACCACGACCACGCCAGAGGCGGCCCGCTGCGTCGTCTGATCGACGCGGGTGGAGTCGGACACGGATTCGTCATAGTTGCCATTCCGCACGGCGAGCGAAAGGCTCAGGGTGATTTCGTTTGCCATTAGATTCCAGTCTCAGTAAAGAATGAAGTGTCCATAATCTCAGACGGGTACGGGTACAGGTAGCGAATCCTTAACTCCGGCGGCTCATCGTTTCCTGTGCCGCTAAACGGCTCGACTTGCCCATTGCCGTTGAGCGGAACGGGCTTGCTGACGGGATTGCCGGCATTGTCCAAGATGGCCTGCCGCTTGCCGTTTACGATTTGGTTAAATCCTACGTCGTAATACTCAATAGACCAGTTGTTGGGCTTGTAGAGAAACTCAACGCTGACGCTCCAGACTTGGTTCTTTGCGTCGAAGTCGGCGTTGTATCCAACGCAGCGAACGGTGTAATCGGCCTTGTTTCCTCCAGGGGCAATGTTGAAAAAACCGATGTTGCACGTATTGACGTAACCATCCAGCGCGTCAAAGTTGGGAGCGAGCACGCGAGTGTTCGTGTACGTCATCCGCAGCAGGGACGTATCTTCTTCCAGACCGTCCACCGGATCGCCGGCCGAGTTTTGTGCCGTCTTTTGGCCGCCGCCAACCTGCGGCTTGCCGTTTGTTTCGGCCACCGTTTCCCACCCCAACGCCGGCTCAGTCACTGACGTTGTCTGAATCGACCACCGCTGGAAAAACTCCGGCGTGAGCAGCTGCGGCTCCGGCAGGCCAGGCCCCTCGGGCTTGCCCACATACCGCACAGACATGACAACTGCGCGTTCGTTGTCTTTGTAGTGCGACAGGTCGCGAGAGTTGACGTACAGATCGATGCCGCCAACCTGAATCAAGTCTTTGAGTCGCGGAAGTCTTTTGTTGCCTAGGTTGGCCCACGTGGCCTGGTTGTCCAGAATGTCCGCGAAAGACGGGTCTTTAGTGTCGGACAGAATCAGAAAATCTTCCGACCCCGTAAACTGTGCATCGCCCTTGTCGCTGAGCGTTTCGGTCAGCTGCAAACTTCGCAAAATGCGGGCGTCAATGATGGCCATGGTTACACCGAGATGCTCGCGAGCCCAAAGCCGCCCGAGGAACTAAGGGAGGAGTTTAGTTCGTCCAGTTGGTCGACCATTTCGCCAGTGTTGTCGGCCGTCTCTTCTGCGGCCTTTACACCATCCTGGCGAGGGTCGGCACCTCGAGCGATGGCGTTGCGGAACGCTTCGCCCTCGCCCGTGCCGGCAACCACAGCTTTTAGGGCTTCGGTGTTAACCGCAACTTGAGCTGTAACAGGAGTGGCTAGTGCCTTCTGGATACTGCCTTGCGTCTTTTGATCTACGGCAGCCGCAGCGGCACGAGACTGAGCTATAGCACCGTCAATCATAGACGTGAGCGGGCCTGCAATTGCCTCGCCAGCTGTCGACTGTGACTCCCCAAATGCCTTTGTGAAGCCGGCATCGCGTTGCTCGAGGTCTTTTAAAATCCCTTGCTCAATCTCTTTATTGAACTGCTCTGCACCACTCACACCGAAATATTCGGCAACCTTTCCAAACCCCAGAACAATCGTGCCCATGCCGGCCTGAAAAGCGTTGAACACACCAGACAGAAAACCACCGACACGGCCAGCAATGTCCCAGATTGCAGACCACTGTGCTCCGACCTGCGAAAGAAACTGAAACACGCCGCTTAAGTTTTGAATAAGAAAATCGCCATATTCCGCCAAAGACCGCGCGCCTTGAAGCAAGGCCTCGCCGATTGCCTGTCCAATATTGGCTCCACCGACACTGCCCACGAAATCAGTGAACTGCTTTGCGATAGCGGTGATTGCTGGGGCTAAGTACGCCGTCACCTGCTGCACGATGCCTTGAATGGCCGAGTAGACCCGAGTGAACGAGTCGTTCATCTCCTCGACGTTCTGCCCCTGAGCATTCGTCAGCGCTAATCCGAAACGCTCAGCCTCTTGGCGTGCTCTTGCGATACTGCCGGCACCGCCCTCGAACAGCGGCAGCAACTGCGCACCAGACCGGCCAAACAATGCAACGGCAGCCGCAGCCCGCTCGGCGGATGTTGGCAGGGCCGAGATTGACTCGGCAATCGCGGAAAACCGATCAGCCGCGCTCATTCCCTGCAGCTGGTCGACGCTCAGTCCTAAAGTGGCAAAAGCAGCATTGGCAGCCTTTGACCCGCCAGCCGCCTTCTGCATAGCCACGTCAGCCTTCGTCATTGCAGCACCGATTGTCTCGATGCCAACGCCGGCCAAGTCGCCAGCCAGCTTGAGGCCAGACAGCTCGGCATACGTCATCCCCAGCCGGCGGCTGAGTTTGCTCTGAACGTCGACATTCTCCGCGGCTGCCGACGCCATCCCAGTCAGCGTGTTGACCGCACTGCGGGCCATTGAGAACAGAGCCAGCTGCCCGAATGTGCTCTGGGCAACACTCGACAGCATGCGTAGCGGATTCAGCGTCGACGTCACCGAGCCGGCAAACGACTTCATCTGCTTGCCGGCGCGACCCAGTCCCGCCGTCAGCCCGCCCGTGCTGGCGGTGATTGAGACGTTGACGCGGCCGAAGTTCTTCGCAGCCATGGCTTACTTCACCTGCTGGAGGATTCGCCACATCTCGTCCTGCGACTGCGGACGCTGTTCGATCGGCATGAAGTCCCACGGCTTGAGGGCCGGCTTGCCCTTGGGACGGTTCGCGTTGTACTGCTGTGCCATGAGTACCGCGTCCCTCAGCCACTCGTCACCCCACGGCATCAACGTGTATGCAGCCATCCAGCCGTACAACTGGTCGACGCTCATCGTCTCAGCCAGGCCGCCCGGATCTTCGACGTTCCAGATGCCTAGCTTCAGGGCCAGGCGGTACAGGAAGAGGATGATCGGACGGCGCTCTAGTTTTTTGTGGCGTCCTCCAGAGCGTTGCCACCGATGCCGTTGAGCTTGAAGCCTTCGTCCACGATGGCCTGCACGATGTCCGTGTCCAGCTCGCCGAGCCACTCGGCGTCGCCTTCCTCGAACATCTTGGTGCCGTCCTCGTTGACGCACACCAGGGCCACGAACCGTGCCCGGATGTTGGTCAGGTTGACGCCGCCAACCTTGCCGCCAGTGACCATTTGCTCGAAAGCGTCGCGGTCTTTGGCGGTCATCTTGGCGACGTAGACGATGCCCAGCTCGGGCACCTCTACGGGCACACGCGGTCTTACGCCACGCTTAGCCTTGATCTCCTCGCGTGTCAGAGCCACAGTCCGCGCCTCCTGCTGCTTAGATGTTGAGGTTGCCCGACAGCTTGATGGTCAGCGTGCCGGTCATCATGTCGTCCTTCGGGGCCGAAGCCTCAAATGACGATGCGTAGCCAAACGCACTCCACAGCGCCGTGGCGGTTCCGCCGTTGGCAAAGTAG